GAACAGTTGCAAATACTTCTCTTGGATCAAAAGATTTACACTTCGGTAATATCCCAGGTAAGAATGGAACTACTGCAGCATTTGTCTCTAACTATCAAGGTCAGTATTATATTGACAACCTAAGACTCAGAAATAGATCTGTTACTCCAACTGTTCCAACTGATGTGGTAACTATTCCACCAACATCATCTTTTGCGCTTGCATTCGATTGGGCGGATGATGCTTGGTTTACAACCAATATGAATCAATATGATTATATCGATTATGTTGGATTTGGTCTTAAAGTTGATAAAAACGCCGATGCAGCTAGACTTGGAGATCAAAATCTACAAACTAATACTGGTATTTCTTTAGTAAGAACTGCAGTAACTCCAGTAACTGGTGCTACATTAGTACTCAGTACAGGTGAATTTGTATTAGCAGGGGCTGGATTCCAGTCTTTGGACTTCGATTCTGCTGTTACAACAATGACTCAAGATACTGAGACATTGACTTATACCCAAGATGTTTGGAGTTCTAGAACTGCTACTATCCCTTCTCCTGGTTCTCAGAAGTTGAAAGTAGAAGCAGTTGTGAAGGATAGGTATTACTTTAAAGTCACACCTACACTTAAGATTGATAATATCCAAGAACTTACTATCAATCAATCCTTCAGGTTCACTGCAAGCACTAAACTCGTTTTAAATGATGCTGCAGGAGCATTTGTTAATAGTGGGTACATTGTAAAAGTTGACAGTGTTAATAATAAAGTTTATTTGGCAGTCAATAATAACTCCTGGAGTGACGACTTAAATACTGGTAATCTTGTTACCGAGCAATTTGATGAGCAAAGTTCATTTGGAATTGTTGGTCCTATCCCAAATGATATTAATGAAATTAATGCCTTCAACTTTATTCAAGTCAATAATACAACTCCAGGAACATTTGTAGTTGACTTAGCAAACTACGATTCTCCTACAGGAGGATCTAATAATCTTGACGAATTTGCCAAATTTAAACCATACACTGATGATGATTATAATGTCAGAATTGATGAAGTTTCTGGTTCTTCGCCATTCGTTGTTGGTTCTGTAGTTACTATTGATTCTGGAGATATTAGTTTCAATGCTGCATACAGTGAAGCAACTATTACAAATCTAACGGGTGTTTTAAAGATTACATTAATTGCAAATCTCACAAAGAGATTGCAGGTAACCGCAGTATCAAATAGTGACGAAGTGTATGTAATCACTCAAACTGCACATTATCTGTCTTCGGGAGAAATGCTTTATGTTGATGGTAATCCATCAGAAACTGTTAATTCAGTTGTTTATGATGAATATGATGGTTCTTTTGCAGTTGATACTGTCGTAAGTCCTTTAGAATTCACTTATAAACTTCCAAGTGTTGCTGTAACTAGTCCTGCTACAAGTGCTGGAAGTGTTAATATATTCATCAAATCTCCTGTCCTTAAGATGTATTATGGACACCAGTACGTGTTCAATTTGGGGCACTCCACTATGGTTGGTGGAAATCTGTCATTCTCCAAGGACAATCTTTATAAATTGGAGTATTCCTTCAACTCTATCGAACGTGTTGGAACTCCTGGTGTAACTGGAGAAGGGCAACCAATTCCTACAGTAAAACTTAAAGTTGATAAAAATATTGTTACCAATATCTCTTATTACTTTGATCCTTCTAGACCTGATGATGATACAAGTCCTGTAATTAAGAATAGTTATCTGGACGTTGTTGATTCTCCATATAAAGGAACATTCTTGGTTTCTGGTGTATCTGGTGGAACAATCACTAGAGGAGCAGATGTTATCAAGTTCCCATTAATTAATGAACCAGAAGGTAATGCAGAAGTTTCTACATCTTCTTATAGCACAAGTTCTAAGAAAGCAGTTGGTTCAATTTCAAACATTCGTATTGTAAATGCTGGTGGATTCTATCAAAAACTTCCTGTTGTCTCTGGAATTCAGAGTACTAGAAATATTGAAAGAGTTCAAATTAACGAACCAGGAACTGAATATGCTGTAGGCACATATAACACTATTCCTATCGCAGGTGATGGTGAAGGTGGTTTGGTCCAAATTACAGTTGCTAATGGACAAGACGCTGAAGGAGTTACTATCCCTGGACAAATTCAAGAAGTTGTAGTGACATCTGCAGGTAAGGGTTATACCACTGCATCTATCGATGTTGAGGCAATTGATGGAATTCTTGGTGCAGGATTAACTGGATCGGGTGCTGAATTGGTAGTAGTCATTCCTCCATTTGGAACTGGTGCATCTATCTTCACTATTGGTACTAATGTTGGTAAAATCAAGAAACTTAAGAATAATAACTTTGGTTATGATTATCCTCATGACTATACCCTTCGTCCTGAAATCACCTTCCCACTGAATGCACAACTCACATCTACAAGTATTCTTGATAGTATTACAGTAACAGACCCTGGTTCTGGATATTCCCAAGCACCTGCCGTTGTTGTAACTGGTGGTGGCGGTTCTGGTGCTATTGCAGAAGCGAGTATTAAAAATGGACGCTTAGACCAAATTATTGTTAAAGATCCTGGTTCTGGATATTCTTCTACTCCAGTAGTTTCATTGAGGTCTTCTTTTAACTATGTTATAAACCTAGATCTTGGGTTACTGCAGTTTGCTTTCCCACATGGTATTCCAAATGGTTCTCAGGTAAGTCTGAATGTAGTTGATACTGGTGATGGTGCTGATTTCCCTCTTGCCGCTGGTGCTTTAGGTCGTCTTAATGCTAGCACAACATATTTTGCAATTACAGGAGCAGCAAATTCACTAGAAGATGATCAGATGAAGTTAGCAATTACTTCTACAAACGCTGAACTGGGTGATTCTATTACTTTCTCTAATGCAGGAACAGGTCGTCAACAAGTACAAACAGAATCTTTTGGTGGGTCTGCAACTGGAAATGTTGTTACATCTACATTCCTTGCTGGTGAACTTGTCTATCAAGGTGATACTCTTGCAACTGCTATTGCAACTGGATATGTTTCAACAAACTCTGGTTGGCAGGTTGGACCAAGACTTCTTAAGATTGTAGATTACACAGGCGAGTTTGTCGAAGGACAATCCATTACGGGTACAATTTCTAAATCTTCTGGTATTATCAGTGATCTTAAGGTTGCTAAAGGTGTTCTTGATATTGGTTCTATCACTAAGACTACTGGACAATTTATTGATGATGTCGGCAAACCTTCTGAAATTATTCAAAAAATCCAAGACTCTTATTATTATCAAGATTTCTCTTATGCTGTTAAGTCTGCAGTTTCTATTAGTGAATGGAAAGATATTCTTCTTAAGAATGTTCACCCCGCTTCGTTCAAGGTATTTGGCGAACTTAACATCAATGAATATGGATCTATTCCAAATAAAGAGACTGATTTTGAATTAGTAAAATCTGTTGAACTTGCAAGAGAAGCGATTGTACCAAACATTCAAAACTTTGCTTTGGTTGAACCAGTATATTCTGAGTTTAATAATACAGAAGTTTTGTTCCGTCAAAAAAGATTGACTTCTTCCGAGAACATCTTAACCTCTGTTGTTCAAAGACTTGACGACATTTCTAGTTTGTTTGATGGTGTTAAAATTTCTTTCCCATTGACAGTCAATGGTCAAAATGTTGTTGCTAACGCATCTCAATTGATGATTGTTTTGAATGGTGTTGTTCAAACACCAAATACTTCTTTTGAAATTCAGAATGATTCTATTGTCTTCAGTGAGCCACCTTCTCCTCCTGCAAGTGTCAAATATGTCAATGTTACTGTCGATCAAATTGATATCTTTGAACTTACTTTTACCAATATTAGTGGCATCTTCCCCAACATTGGTAATGATTTAGTCGGCACTGCATCTAATGCTAGATTGACTGTAACTAAAGTTGTTGGTAACAATATATTTGGATTTATAGTTGAGGGCACTTTCATTCCTGGAGAACTCTGTACAGTTGGTGCAACTGGATTTGCATCTAATGTGGAGACTATTACAGCAATTGATAATCTTGGATTGTTTACTTTTGGTGAGACAGTTACTAACTTAACTGGTGATACTGCAAGGGTGGAGCAAATTAATCTTGAGACTGGTCAAGAGAGTGCTATTGCTGAACTTAGGTATACTATTGGTGCTGCAACTGCTTCCTTTGAAGTTGTTGATAGAACTTCTTATGTTGATGCTCCTGTCGCATCTGGAGTCTTTGTAGTAAATGAATTCTATCAAATCGGTTCTGAAATTATCAAAGTTCTTAGTATCACAAATAATTCAGATTCTACTACTCTTGGAGTATTAAGAGGTCAGCAAGGTACTCAAGCATCTGCTAAGACGCAGGAGACTCCTATTTACGGTACTCAAATCGAAGTTACTGGTGACCTTACTCTTAGTAAAACTGCTGGTACTTATCAATCTACACCAGGTCTGTTTGATATTCAACTCAATGATGTTGTCATCGGTGCATCATCTGGTGTAGTTGCTCGCGTTACCGCAACAAGTATCTTCCAAGATCCTATAACTTTAGAATTTATTTCTCAGATTAATATTTCCGAAGGGTCTTCTTTCTTTGGTCTGCTATTCAATAGAATTGCGTCAAATACATATCCAAATATTGTTCTTGATGATATTTCTCAATCTCAAGTCAACATTGTAGAATTTACTGATAACACTACGGCATTTGATATTTCATTCCCTGCCAACGAACCAATTAATAATTTCACAATTCCTTATGACAATGCAGTTGGGACACTACAAAATGATGAGTATATCAGAAACTACAAGATTGAATATGGTAATAGTAATGGTGACTTCACTGCCAGTGAAGGACTTAAAATTAGAAAACTCACCTTTAAAGATCGTGTAGGAACTGGATTCTTTGCTGCTGGTCAAGTAATCAGAACGCAAGATACTAAGGGAGAGGTTATTGGTTATAGTCAAGCAAGTAAAGTAGTTTACATCGGTAAAATTGGCAGAACTTTATCAACGGGTGCTGATTATCATGAGGCAACATTTAATGCTGGCGCTCAACTGAACACCTACCATAAGAAGTTTAGCACTGCTTCTCTGGCATTATCTCAGGGTACATCTACTCACACATTTGTTAGTGGTGTTGCTAATTCAATCACAGTTACTGGTGGTGGTATTGGTCCATTTACTGCTGCATCAGGAACTAGTTACGATCCATTAACTGGTTTGATGATTATTGAGATTGGAACTCATTCTCTTACCACAAGTAATAGTGTTACTATTGCAGATGAAGGGGTTGTCTTTACTTGTGCTCAAGATAATAATACCTCTAATAAATCATATCCTCGTTCTACCGATCCTGCATCTGCTCAAGCACTTAGTATCACTGCAGTAACTTCGACAACGATTACTGTTAATGTTGGTGCTGTTCCTATTGATGAGTACCTGACAATTCCTACTTCTACTGAATTTGGTTTTGGTACTAATGCCTTAACAATTGAATGTTATATCAAACCTCTCAATATTGCTGGAAATAAAACTATTTTTGATATGAGAACGACAGGAACTGAAGTTTCTCCGTATCTGTATCTGGATGGTGCAAATCTCAAGTATTATGTTAATGGTTCAAATGTAATTACTGGTACAGCAAATCTTGTTGCTGATACTTGGTATCATGTTGCTATCTCTAGAAGTGGTAGCACCACTAAGATGTTTATTGATGGTGTACAAGACGGTAGTGATTATAGTGATGGTAGCAATTATGGTTCTACAAAACCACTAAGAATTGGTGCAGCATTTGATGCAAGTAATGTATATACTGGTTATATCGATGAATTGAGAGTTTCTGACACTGCTCGTTATACGACAGCGTTTACACCACTCAATGGAATTTTCCAAGGTGATAGTAATACTAAATTGCTTATGCATTTTGATGGCACATATGGTCAGACATACACCGAAGATTGGTCTGGTGGTGAGTCATTTACAAATCTGGAAGACTTTAATAATGATGCAATTCTTGCAACTTCTAGAGTAACTGGAGCACCTGCTGGATTCGCTGGAAAGACTCACAGATATATTGATGCTGCTAATTTAATTATTGCCAACAAAGATTTTGTTGCTAAAGAAACTGTCTATCTGTTGACTCAACAATATCCTTCTCTGGTCATTCCTGGTGGTAATATAAACTGTGAAGATGATATCCGTGACATTCTTGATGCCATTATTGAGGATATGCGTAATGGTTCTAATAACCATATGTGGGATGCATCGGCCCTTTATGTTAACAGAAATTTAAATCCTGTAACTCTTAATCATGTTGAGACAGAAATTACTGAAACTATCTGGGCATACAATAAAGTCAACGATATTCTTCAGTACATCATCAATAATGTTCTCTGGACAGTTTCTGGTAACCATGGATTGACTCAGAAGACTGATACTACAATCACTGACTCTAGTACATCTTCCTTGACACAGATTAGTCCCACTAGTGCTACTTACGATCATACTACTGGCAATTTTGTTCTTACAATTGGTTCACATTCGCTAACCACTGCTAGTCGTATTGCTCTTGCTGGTGACTCAATAGCATTTACTTGTGCTAGTGATGGTAATCAGAGGGTACTTACTTATCCAGATCCTGATTCGGCATCTTACAATTCAGTTCTTCCTGTTACTGCTGTTGATGCAACTACAATCACTGTTAATGTAGGTATTCCGCCAACAAATAGCACTGGTTATTCTGCACATACATTTAATGGTGATGGAAGTACTTTAACAAATGCCATAACAGTTCTTGACTATACAACTGGTGATTGTGCAGATGTCTATAGTACTATTGGTAATCTAATTGATATTCTTACTGATACTCTCAGTGAAGCAGAAACTCCAACGAATACTGCAACTGGAGACCACTTAGCAACTGTAACTAAAGTTACTCCTGCATATGAGTTTATCGGTGGCACTGTTGATGCTTACTTAGAAGTTCCTCTTGATGCAGATTATCATGATGGTACTTTAGATACTATCTACACGAATCAAATTGATCTTGATTCTAGATATCGCTTCTATGATGCTGCTAATTTGCTTAGAGCAAACTCCCCTGTAATTGTTGACAAAGCAGCAGCAGATATGATTGCTAGATATCCTGATTTAAATTTGGATATGCCTAGAAATGCTGATGGATCTGGTGCTGGTACTTTAAGATGTAAAACTGACCTTTCTTTGATTCTTGATGGAATTATCGATGATATTAGAGATGGCGGTAATAGGAATACTGTTCAGGCAGGTAATTTCTACTTAGGTATAAATGGTGAGTTGCTGCATATTCGTTTGCAGGTATTCCAATCTGTTTATGCTCATGAGAGACTTGCATATTATGCCAAGCAAGCCATTACTGGAGATTTAGATTATACAAATACTGATAGTATTATTACTGGTGATTGGGGTATTACAAATGATGCAGGTGGTTGTCAAAATGTAAAGGATGCTATTGATACTTTAACTGCGACTCTTAATGATATTATCGCCCCAACAAATGCAGATTTTGAGATTGGTGCTGATAGACTATATTTTAACCGCCAATATATTGCCGAAGAAATTACAGGTCTCACTACAGCAGAATTTACATATACACTTGATGGTATTAATTACCTTGCGTTTAGTTATCCTGGTAGTAATGGTGAAGAGACATGTCAGAGAGATCTTAAACTCATCCTCCTTGGAATGATTTCTGATTTACAAACTGGTGGAACTAATTCTACTATTGCTGCAATTAAGACATATCTTAATTCTGACAATACTCTCAATCACATCGAGAGTGAATTATTAGCAACAGTTTACTCGATTGAACAACTTGCAGTTGTTGGTGAATATGCCCTTCGTAATTATCTTTATGAGCAGGGTGCTAATGCATCTGCACCCAACTATAATGCACTCTATACTGATGAAACTGGTTATAGAGATAGTGAAAGTGTAAACAACATTGATTTGGTAGTATTCAGACTTCGTGATCTGGTAAACATTGCTATAGGTATCCTTGCTCCTTCTGGAGATGCTGGGCGTTCTGCTGCTAAGAATATTCTCTATAATAGAAATTACTATGTAAACGAAATTTCACAAACTGTAAATAATCAGTTTGGTTCTGGTACTTGGACTTATGATGATTTCTTGAATGATATGGTTGATAATGTCGTTCATGACATCATTACTACAGATACATCATCAACATCTAATGCTTATGATGTATTCCTTGAAAATATTGGAGGCAGTGCAGAATTTGCAGTTGCTGAGGTAGTTACTTCCAGTGGTGGTGGAACTGCAACAATTCTTGAGTATTCCAAAGAAGATACCTTTATGGTTGTAGGTCCATTTACAGGAACTGCATGGGTTCCTGGAGATACCTTAACTGGTGCGAATGGTGGCACTGCTACTATTGCATCTGGTCTTGGAGGTTCTATTCAGTTTAATGGTACTAATTACACTAGAGTTGCAAGTAGTCCTGATTTCCAGTTTGGAACTAATGCTATCACCATTGAAGCATGGGTCTACAGAACTTCAACAGGTGCATTCCAAGTAACTGGTGCTGTACAAGACAACCTTAACCTGTTTATTAATAATAATGGCATTGGTTTCTATGGCGGTTCTGGAGCTAGTTTCTTTAGTCGCTCATTTACTTTTGCTCAAAACACTTGGTATCATGTTGCTATTGTTAGAGATGATATTTCTATCGGTAGTGCTAGAGCATATGTAGATGGTGTTCAGGTTGGTCAGACTGCCTCATGGGGTACTGACTACAGTAGTGCTATTGACCCTCTTGTTGGTCGCAATAGTCTCACTGGACTAACTTATGCTAATGGATATATTTCAAACCTCAGAATTGTTGAAAGTGCTCTGTATACTGCAAACTTTACTCCACCTGTATCTCCACTGACTTCTATATCCAATACTGTATTATTAACATGTCAGGGTTCTACAAGCGACAATAGTCCTAGTGGTCATTCTATCACTGAATTTAACTCTCCAGTATCTACTACTGTTACTCCATTTGCTAATGCTGGTGGAATCAGTAACGTATTCACTTGGTTTAATACTCCAACTAATGTTAAGTCTCTTGGTCAAGCAAGAACTATCACCTCAAATATTACTGGGCAGATTGCTGGTATTAACTTGCTTACTAATCCAGAAAATATAGCATTAGGTCTTAATACTGCTCAGGCTGCTGGAGTGAACGCTGATGCAACTGCTTCTCCTGATAGTACATTGACTGCTGATAAAGTTTATGCTACTTCTTCCTCTGGCGAGCATTACAGATATAAGAATTATAGTCTCACTTCTTATCAAACGTTTGATTCGAGTGGAGTTAAGTTTGATAATGGAACTGAAACATTGGATACTGGTTCTCCTACAGGAGATACTACTCAGCAATATACGACTTCGATCTTCCTGAAATCAGGTGAATTCTCCAGAGTACGTTGGGAATTAGGTCTTGATGCAGGCGCTGCGACAAGAAAACTGGCATTCTTTGATGTCAATCTTTCTGACGGTACATTCTCAGCATCTCCGTTTACTCCTCAGGGTGGTATTACGGTAAATGACCACGGTATCATTCCATATGGCAATGGATGGTATAGAGTTTTCATTACAGGAACATTCTCTTTCGGTGTTTCTGAACTTCGCTCAACTCTGTATGTGAGAAATTCAAGTGGTGTTGCTAGTTATACTGGTGATGATGTATCTGGCGTTTATGCTTGGGGTCTGAAACTCAATAAGGGTACTTTAGATCCATATGCAGCAGTATCTGGTGAAGTATTCTATTCTGATACTGAGTTCAACGTTAAGACATTTACTCTTGATTTGCTTAATGAATTCATGTCGAATTCTCTCAATAATACATTATTATCTCCTTCGGGCACTGCAGGATTCTTTAGTTTCTATGATGCTACTGCAGCAGCAGAATATTCCTTGAATTCCTTCTCGGCATTAGTTAGAAATGGGTTGAATATTATTGATAGACAACTTGTTGATGATACAAGTTACACTCAATTACAGACAGTTAATGGTATCACGGTTCCAAGTAGTACCTATGGAACTAGAAATGTTCCTGTCGGTATTAGTGGTGGGATTCAGGGTTCTGATTATTTGTACGGAACACAAAGTGATGTATATGGTGAAGTTGAATCTGTCACACTCAATGAAGGTTTTGTCGTCAAAGTATACAAACGATTTAGAATTGATGGTGACATCACAGATGGACCATTCACAATGAATGAATCTGTTCAAAAGCAAGGTGCTTCTGGAATAACGGGTACTGTTTATGGATTCTTTGAGGATGAAAACTTCAAATATATTGATATTGAAGTCACTGCAGGAGTTTGGGCAATCACCGATACTATTGTCGGCGCAACTAACTCCACAACTGCTCAAATCAGTGCTATTGAAGATAGGATTCACATTATCGACCTTAAGGGTGAATTCAATAATGATATCCCATTCAAAGCATTTACTAGTGGAGCAGTTGCTACGCCAACATCATTCATCAAGACTGAAGCAGCAGTAACTAGTAATGCTGGTGGTAGACTTATTGTAGATACAGAATCTTTGATTGGAACTTTTGAAAGTACCTCGGTTGTTTATCCAAGTACATCTAGACAATACCTGGATGTGTCTAAATTTGCTGGTCTTGATATTGGTGTTGGTGATAGAATTGCGTCTACTGGATATGTAAGACTTGGAATTTCCATCTTGAGCAGTCTTAATGCTTTCACAGTTGGAAATAGACTCTATCGCGTTATTGCGGGTCAGCAAGATTCTTCAACATATGGAATCATCACAAAAGTTGACTTGGATAACAACTTTGTATATGTCAGTGAGTATCTTGGTAATTTTGCAAATGGCGACCAAGTTGGTGATTATGGAATTGCATCTAACTTGCCCGTTGGTTATGCTCAAGTTGTTACTAGAGTCGTTGATACAGGATCTGCATCTGCAAGGATTCAAGATATCCGTACTGTTGGTATCACTAAGAGATTATATCTTACTGATATTGCAGGAGCATTTGAGGATGCTGACGCAATTAAAGGTCCTGATTCATATGAATCTGCAATTCTTAGTATTGTTGATCTTAAGGCAAGAGTCAAACGTTCCTTTAAGGGATTTGATGGCACACAGACTAATTTCAAACTTTCCACGGATAATGGCACACAATATTTGCCCGATCCTGAAGGTCACATGCTTATCTTTATCAATGGAGTCTTGCAACCTCCTGGTGCTACAAATGCATTTACAGCATTCTCTGATGAAATTCAATTCACAGAAGCTCCTGAATTTGGATCCTCTTTCACTGGATTCTATGTTGGTAAGTTGAGACAACTTGACGATATTTCGTTTGAGTTTGACTCTTTACGTCAATCCTTCAACCTGAAGCGTAATGATGTATTCTATTCATTGACTCTAACAGAAGGTGTACAATCCAGCGTTATCAGACCTGAGAATAATATCATTGTTTCACTCAATGGTGTTGTTCAGGAACCTGGAATTGGATTTGAGATTGTTGGTTCTAGAATCATCTTCTCTGAAATTCCTCGCGTAGGTTCTTCTTTCGTTGCGTTCTCTTATGTTGGTTCTGAAGCAGACGTTGACGCAGCAGAAGTTATCCCACCAGTTGAACCAGGTGATTTGATTCAAATTCAGGGTGAAACAGATGACCGTGAGGTTGCTGTTATTGAATCTTCCAACTCTTTGATTACTTTCGATTATTTGGGTTCTGTCTTCGGTCAGGGCGCTCAAGGAACTGCAAATCTTACAACTGGTACAATCGATACTGTTTCAGTAACAGCAGGTGGTTCTGGGTACACTTCGCGCCCATCTGTAAGACTGGATTCTATCTCTGGTTTTGATGGTCAAGTCCGAGCTCTCGTAGGAGTTGCTGGTGTTGAAGTCACATCTGCTGGTTCTGGGTATAAAAATCCAGAAGTTATTGTAGAGAGTATAGTTCCTGATGACTGGACTCCACCGAATCTTTCTGATTATGGTGAAGAATTGGTCGATCCTGAAATTGTTTGACCCTAGTAAACTAATAAATAACTAAAAACGTAGCAAGTAATGGCTAAGCAATCACTTAATCTTGGTACTGTCGCCAACGATAACACGGGGGATACCCTCCGTGCTGGCGGCGATAAAATTAATGATAACTTCACTGAGCTATATGATGCTGTTGGAGCTGGAGGAGAAATTCGAGTTACCATAGCTAATGCTGCGGCAAATCAAGTTTTAAGATTTAATGGAACTAATTTTGTACCAGCTGATTATTCAACTCTGACCTCAGCATTGAATGTCAATGGCAACTCAATTATTTCCTCTTCAAACTCCAACATTACAGTTACTCCTAACGGAACTGGAAATGTTGTTTTAAGTTATGGGACTGGAACTGCAACCTTTAATGGAAGTACAAACATTGTAGATTTTAGTACTGCAGTTTATTATAAGAATGAATACGCTGCTCTAGGAAATGCTCCTGCTGCTGCTACGTACCCTGGATATTTTTTCACTGTAGATGGCGATGATAATCCATATGTGAATATTAACATTACCGCTGGTGGTGTTGGTGATACTAGAGCGGCATTACTTACTCAATATTCTAGTATTGACGATTTACTTGATGTTGATATTACAACTAATGCACCCACTACTAATCAAATTTTGAAGTGGGACGGTAGCAACTTTGTTCCTGCCGATGACGCTGCTGGAATTGGTTCTATTAACTTATTTGCAACTGTTGCGGGTGATACTGGTTCTACAACAGCAAATAGTCAAACAGATACGTTAACTGTTGCTGGTGGAACTAATATTACAACTGCAGTTAGCGGTGACACACTAACCATTAATTTTGATGGTACGTTAACAACAACACTTGCTGCTCTCACAGATACTAATGTTTCTGGTATTACTCAGGGAGATTCTTTATACTGGAGTGGGACCGAATGGGTTGTAACTCGTAGTCCAATGACTTGGTGGGAAATTAATTCTAATGGTGCCTCTGATTACACATTTAGTGGTCCTGGATTTCCAACGACTCAGAATGACCCTACAATCTATGTGACGAGAGGAGCAACATATGCATTTGATAACTCTGTGCAAGCGGGTGCTCACCCATTCAGAATTCAGAGCAGCCAAGGATTGAGTGGTACTCCATATACCTCTGGTCAATCTGGTAGTGGTTCTAGTGTGTTGTATTGGACTGTACCAATGGATGCACCAACTACACTATATTATCAATGCACAATCCATGCTGCTATGAATGGAACAATTAACGTCGTAAGTTGAGATAAATGGCAAGAACTGTCCCTGGAACTGGCGCTGTCATCGAACCTATTTTCGATGATATATTTGGCGTTAAAGCGATAAGAGTTGTTGACGGAGGATCTGGATATGATATCTCAGACCCACCTAGATTAGTCGTCACTGGATGTGGTGTTCCTGTTGAGGAAGCACTTCTATATCCAATTATTGACGAAGAATCTGGTAAGATTGTCCATGTCAGAGTTTTAAATCGAGGTCGAGGATATGACCCGCTAAGACTCCAAATTACCCCAGAACAAGAAACTCCTGATGTTGTAACTTCATTTGCTTTTAACAAAATTTGGCAATCTCATCCAAACTCTATTACCGCAGGAACATTTGCGTTAGATTCGGATAATATTATTACTGATAGGTTGAGAATTGTATCTGATAATCATCCTAAACCATCTCCTTTTCAAACAGAAAGAGTTCCTGGTGGCGGACCCCTTGTAGATAGAAATTTTGACCAGACTTTTATTCTCAGAGCTGGAAAGGATGTACCTTTTCCAGATACTAGAGTAGAACAAAAGGATAAAGTAACTGGTATTTTAGCAAACGGTGGATTACTTCATACTCCAGATTGGGGTACTGATGGAGGAACTCTCCCAGGATTTAGTATTGATACTGTAAAGTATCCATATGTAAAAAATTCAAATATTTACGATGTTATAACAGAGAGTAATAATTACTATTATCACAGTAGTAAAACTTTAGATGAGTTTTCTCTAGATAATGGTGTATTTGATTGGGGCAGTCTAAAGCAATTTACTTGGAATATAAAAGTTGAATATGGTAATATTTTACTCGAAGTAGAAAATCTTGATGAATCTCTTGGTGCTATTGAAGTTGGTAGAATTTGTGAAGAAATTGGTGGTAATGCCCAAGGAGAAATTGCAAAAATTATAAGAAATGGTCAAGGTGCTGTTACTCATGTTTATCTGAGAGCAGTTCAAAGCACATTTTCTAATGATGATATGATCTTGGGTTCAACTGGATTCCAATTCAGAATTGGTTCAGAACCCATTTCTCTTAATGTATACTATATCGATTTTGGAGTTGACGCTGAAAAATTTGGACCATTCGCACCAGGAGTGTTTTATTTTGCACCAGAAAATATTCAGGTAAAAAGAAATTATTTAATTAAGTTCAATCAATCTGACTCAACTAATACTCAGGGAATAGGTCATCCAATACAATTAAGCACCACTCAAGATGGTCTTTTGAATGGTGGAAGTTTATATTATAATAGTACAGGTGTATCTGATGCTCCTGCTGCAGATTATGAAAATGAATATCAGACGATATTCATTATGAATTCAGATGAAAGTAGTAGAATTTATTATTACTGTAAGAATCACAGATATATGTCTGGATATGCAGGAAATGAGGGATATATAACTCTCAGTTCTGCAACTGATGATGAACCAACAGAAAATAATTATTATGTTGGGGAATTCTTTAGAGGTCAAACAACAATTAGTCCTGATGAAGTACTAAATGACTATTCGGGTGTACTAACTAATGCTACTATTGAAAATAGTGGAACAGGTACAGGACCAACAGGTGGATTTAATATTGGTAGGCATATAAGATTTGGTAGTGGTACAGGAACTAGACTTGTTCAACTTACATTAGATCTAAGAAACGTATTTACATTAGATTTAGAAGTCATCCGAGGTAATGATAGTAACGGCGGAGAATTAGTTGACTCGACTGAAGATTTTAGAATTTTCTTTCCAGGAACTGTGTATGGTTCTAGCGTTGTTGCTGCATGGGATGATAGTAGTTTTGATACTCTTAAAACGGTAACTGTAGGTATTCCACCCGATTCTAGAAATCAGAATCAGGTAGTCTATATCTACATGCAAGATGCGAACGGTCCAACTTTTGACCATTGGGGACTTAAATCAATAACCTATGGAGGCGGAACTGACGATTTTGCACGTCATCCAAACGGACACTCTAAAATTATCGGTATGTCCTTTGATGGATATCCCATTTATGGACCTTTTGGTTATGATTCTACTGGTTCTGTAGCAAGAGAAGTATCTTCTTATAGACTAAAAACTGACTTGGAGATGCCAGGTGCTAGAGCTCTAGTGAGTACAACTGGTACGGTTACTTATAATGTAACCGTTAGTAGTGGTGCATTCTTATTTGACGGGAGTACTGTCCCATTTATATCTCTTGATAGAGGAAAAATTTATGTATTTAATCAGGATGACTCTAGTAATGATAGTCAGTACTTACTGATTTCTGCAGGAGAAGATGGTTGGCATGGTACAGTTCCAATTACTATTGGAGATACTGGTCAGTTATATGCTGGTCAAGGTATTTCATACTATATTGATGGTTCTGAAGTTACATATTCGACATATACAACTTCATTTAACGCTGCATCTCAAAGAGAAATTAGATTTGAAGTTCCTGTTGATGCACCTAGACTTCTTTATCTCTTTTCTTATAGTAATGCTGGATATAGTATTAGAACTGTCCAAGACAAGTATCTTCGTGGAGATTTAGTAGAAGATTACATTTATGAAGAAGGTTACGGTACTCTAGATGAATACAATGGTAAATTCTCTGTTACTCCAGAGTATCCAAATGGTACATATGCATATTTTATGACGGAGGACTCTTCCGAGAATCCAGTATATCCATATATCATTGGTCCAAAATTTTATGGCACACCTCTGTTTGAAGGTGATGCTGTACCTACACAAGAAACAATTCTTCCCTTTGGAGCAAAGGGCAATATAGTTCTTGATAGTAATGGTGCATTATCTTATATTAAGATGTCCACTAACGGAGACAATTATTTTGGCTCTGCAAATGCAAGAATTCTTGGTGGCGAAGGAACGGGAGCATCTGGATCTGCAGTAGTTCAAACTGTTACGGGTCTTGCTCTTACAGGTTCTGGTAGAGAGTATGCCACTCCACCTACAGTTATTTTTGAAGGAGGGGGTGGGCAAGGTGCTCAAGGAAGGGCACAAATTGACACATTAGGTAAAGTTACTTCTATCGGTGTTGCTGACTCTGGAGAATTCTATCAAGAACCTCCTTTTGTTCTTATCACTGGCGGTGGCGGTCTTGGTGCTGAAGCTGTTGCTAGAATCGATCAAGGTTCTGTCATTGCTATTGATGTTACTAGTCCTGGTGAAGGATATACAAGTCAACCAAATATCATCTTTACTAAACTTGTAAATTTGAAGCGTAGGACGAGATCTAGACAGGCATTTAATTCTTCGGAAATTTATCTAACTGGTTTGATAAAAAATGTTACTGCAGCAGATAGCGAAATTTATGTTGATTCCACTAATGCCTTCCCTGGTTCTGGTGAAATCATTCTTGGTACTGAAACTATTGCATATACATCAAAATCTACCAGTAAATTCTCTGGACTAACTAGAGGTGTAAACTTTAACTATGACCAAAGAGTTATTCTTGACTCTGGTCAAGATGTTAATGGAATATCAACATACAAATTTAACGTTGGTGATAGAGTTATTCGTAGAGTTGAGAATGCTGGTAACAAAATTGCTAAAGTTTACGACTGGAATCCAAATTCTAAAGAACTTTTAGTTACATTTGAAGTTGACGAATTAGCATTCATTGATGGTGGTATTCCTTCTACAGAAGATGCAATCGTTCAATTTGATGCTGGTGTTGCATCCACTGCTCCCACAGGATTCTTACCACATGTTGTATTAGATTCTGTGGGTGATAACATTTTCCTTCTTACAGATCCACCATCTCTCCTTGCAGATAAAATTTTTGAAGATAATGATGAATTGGACGGTGCTGGAGATGGTATCGCAGATTTGGTAAATACTGGAACTGGATATGAAAGTCAAATCAATTTAGATGGTGGTATTGCACCATCACTGTACGGTATTGAAGAAACTGTCGGTGGACAGAACACAACTCTCTTCCAAGTTGGTGATAGTATTAAAGACGGCAGTATCCCGTTTAGATATGCTAATATCGGATCTGCTGGAACGCTAAGTGATGGTGTTGAACACAACGCTGTAATTTATCTGTACCTTGATGCTAACTTTGGAAATGGTCAAAACTACAGTGTTAATGAAATCATTACTGGTTCAGTTTCTGGTGTGAGAGGAACGGTAGTTAGTTGGAATCCATCAGCACAATTACTTGTTGTTAACAGTGTTGTGCCTTTCAATACTGGTGATATTAATATCGGTATTGGTGGATTGTTATATGAATTCTCTCACAATTCAACCGTCGTTGATTTTATAATTCAGAATCCTGGAACAAACTATAGTGCAGTTCCAACAGTTGCAATTGAAAATAATGGAGATATCGCTTGTGCTGCAACTGTAAATATGACCACTGCAGGTGACCAAGTTGATTCTATAACTATCACGAACGGTGGTTATGGACTTGAACAAACTGTTGATGGATCATACAATTTACACCCCACAGTAACATTCACTAATGACAGTGGTGATAGCACTGGATCTGACGCTTCCGCACAAGCAGTTCTTGGCGGCGAATCGATCACTGGTAATGGTGGTGCATCATATAGAATTAAGCGAATCGAGTACCAGACAGTTATCCGTTCGTAACCAACATAAATAAACAAGAGGACAATAGTCTCATACCAAATGGCAGCTCTACTTACTGATCAATTTAGAATTTTTTCTGCGAAAAAATTTATCAAATCATTGGAAGGACCAAATCCTAATGATAGTGATGATATTGCAGGAACTTCTCGCGACCGTTTATATTTGTTCATTGGGAGACCTCAACCCTGGGACAATGAGAACTCACCACCTCAAGCGGTAGACTCTTTCGGAGAGTTTTCTGCGTCATATGATGATATGGTTTCTTTGAAGAGAGTTCTTGCAGCGGACACGGTGCAAGTTGTTCGTCGTATTGACTGGGTTTCACCTGAACAAACCACTGGTGGTTTAGGTTTCACCTATGACATGTATCGTCATGATTATTCCCCCAGTAAAACTGCTGCCTCTGGTGCTACCAAATTATATGATTCTGACTTTTATGTTGTAAATTCTCAATATCAAGTATATAAAGTAATTTACAATGGTACTTCCCCTTCTGATCCAAACGGCAAGCCTTCTACTGTTGAACCTACTGGTACTTCAACTTCCATTATTACCACTGGTGATGGTTATCGTTGGAAATATATGTATACGATTCCTGTTGCATCGGTCTTGAAATTCTTTTCAAATGACTATATGCCAGTCTTCACCAATGATGCTGTGAAGACTAATGCAGTATCTGGTGAAATCGACACTGTTGTTATCAATGCGGCAGGTGCTGGTTATAACAATGGTACATATGATAACGTCGCTATCAATGGAGATGGCACTGGTGGTCGTGTTTCCATTGTTGTTGATGGTGGTAAAATTATTTCTGCTACCGTAACTTCTGGTGGTACTGGTTATACTTTTGGTAAAATCAGTGTTGACAACATTACTGGTATTGGTACAGGAACTAGTGCTCAAGTTGATGTCATCATTCCTCCTCCTAGTGGGCATGGTGCTGACGCAGTTGTTGAAACTGGCGCTTTCCGTGTGATGGTCAATGCCAAACTTTCTTATGATGAGGGTGCGGGTGACTTCCCAATTGATAATGACTATCGCCGTATTGGTTTAATTACCAATCCTTTAAAGTTTGGTACGGCAGAACTTATTTCTGATTTGACAGTTTCTGCTACAAAAGCAGTCATTTTTCCACCATCATTTCAAGGTAACTATGTTCCCGATGAAATTGTTACTCAAACAAGAGTTGTTGGTGGCACAAACGTTACTGCTCGTGGTCGTGTTATTTCTTGGAATGCTACTACCAAGGTTCTGAAATATTATCAGAATGCTACAGATGGTATTTTCCCAGAAGTTACTGGTACGCAAAATGAATTTGATGGTTCTAACGTTATAAACGGTGCAACATCAGGTGCTGCTGGACAACCAGATACAAACTTCCCTGCTGTTCCTAATTCGTCTTCTAGGACAATCAACAATACCGAGTATGACTTGGGTATGAAGTTTAATAATGGATACGCAAAACCAGAAATTGAATCAAACAGCGGCGACGTTGTTTACATAGATAATAGAAGGTCAATTAGTCGTGCAAACGACCAGGTAGAAGACATCAAAATCGTAATCGAATTCTAATGGCACAAAATACCAATCTTAACGTAACTCCTTATTACGACGATTTCGATAAGGATAAGAACTTTTATAAAGTTCTATTCCGTCCTGGATTTCCCATTCAGGCGAGAGAACTCACTACAATGCAGTCGGTTCTCCAGAATCAGGTGGAGAATGTAGGGCAACACTTATTCAAAGATGGCGCAATGGTCATCCCAGGTCAGGTAGGTTATGACCTAGGTGTTGATGCTATCATGCTTCAAGAATCTTTTCTTGGTGCAGATGTTGAGTTGTATCGTACACAACTCGAAGGTAGAATTATTGAAGGTCTTACTACAGGTGTTAAGGCAAAAGTTCTCTTTAGTATTTCCGATACCGCTTCTGATAAGGGATATATCACGTTATATGTGAAGTATATTGAGTCTGGTGGAGATGGTGGAACCGTAGAAACTTTCCAAGATAACGAACAGTTAGTTACCGATAAAGAAATTACTTTTGGAACAACTCTGATTGAAATTGGATCTCCATTTGCACAACTTCTTCCTACTAACTCACTTCAACAAGGTTCTGTTGCATATATTCAACCAGGTGTTTATTTCATCAGGGGATATTTTGTAGATATCTCATATCAGACAGTTCTTCTTGACCAATATGGAACGACGCCAAAATATAGAATTGGTCTTGAAATTTTAGAATCTATTGTTACTCCTGAAGATGACTTATCACTCAATGATAATGCTGCAGGCACATCTAATTATGCTGCTCCTGGTTCTCATCGATTCAGAATTACAGCAAACTTAATTAAGAAACTTCTTACAGATGAAGCAGATAAAGACTTCATCGAATTACTTCGTATTAATGGTAGTAAGGTTGAAAAACTTGTTGACCGTAGTGCATATGATGAGTTAGAAAAGTCTTTAGCTCTTAGAACATATGAAGAGTCTGGAGACTATACTGTTATTGATTTCAGCATAGAAATGCGTGAAAATCTGGATGATACTTTTAATAATGGTGTTTACTCTGCAGGTGATACTACCTCTAGTGGTGCAGTTCCAAGTGATGATTTATATTCTGTTGAAATTGGACCAGGTACTGCATATGTTAGAGGGTATAGAGTTAAAACACTTTCTCCAACATATATCGATCTCAGAAAACCAAGAGATACTGACTCAGCACAAAATGTTATCTCTCCATTCACATTAGGTAATAAGTGTATAGTTAATAATGTTTATGGATTCTTAAACACTAGTGGTGCTACAATTTCTAATGCATATCAAACATTAGAACTTAGAGATACATTTACCGCAACTCCAGGTACGGCACAAGGTAATGTTGTTGGATATGCTAGATCCTGTGTATTAGAACATGTTGAAGACCCAGATAATACTTTTGGAACAGTAGATGATAGGTATGCTTTGCATGTCTTTGATATCCAAATGTTCACTATTTTAGAATTAGCAAGCAATCAAACAATTTCTGCTGGTTCTTTATTAGTTGGTCTCAACACTGGAGCAAAGGGATATCTTGTTAATGGTGTTACCGCTGCCGATCATATTCAATTATATCAAGTCGAAGGTGTATTCCAAGAAGGTGAGGTTTTAACTTTAGATGGTCTGCAACTGGACACGATTGAGAAATCATATGTCTATCAGTTCTCAGATACAAGGCAATTTGTTGGTAGAGATGAAACTACTACTGCTGTAGAATTTACATCTGATGTTCTCCTTTTAGACGAAAAAACTGTTCAGGGTCAGACATTTACATACGATGCAACTGGTGCTGCTGAGAAAATTACTGGTCTGAATTCTAACTTTGCTGCAGATTTAAGATCTGGCGATAGAATCTTCTTCAACACTACAACCTTTGTTGATGTTGATTCTGTTACTCCCGCTGCATTATCAACATCCAATCCATCTACAATTTTTGATTTTGCTGACCAGGTAGTCAATGTAACTCCTGGTTCTTCCGCTCCTACTGCTGGTGATTATACTGTTTTAACTAGAAAGAGAGCAAGACTAGATGGTCTTAACAATGCAAATCTCTTTACTAAATTAGCAAAACCGTATGTAAGTAGTATTTCTGACGAATCTATGATTGTCAGAAGAACGTTTGATTCTCAAACAGTTGCCTCCAACTCTATTTCAATCACTCTTCCTGAAAATGAGCAGTTTGAATCTATTAGTGAATCAAACTTTACCGTCACAGTATTAGCTGGTACTAGTGCTACTCATCCAGTTGGTGACCAGGTTACCATTGATACTACTAATACTGGTGCCGTTGGATATACATCTTTTACTACTGCTGATAGAACTACACTTCAGGTTGATAATTTAACAAATATTACTTCTGTTAAAGTTACTGCAACAATCTCGAAGAATATCACTACTAGAAAAACAAAGTCTCCTGTTGAGATGTTTGTTTTAAAAGCAAATAAGACGATTCAAAATCTTGATAAGCAAAACTATAATCTTGTTTATAGCAATTTATATGGAACAAGAATTGATGACCTTGATATTTCTTTAGGATTGACCGACGCATATAAACTTCATGCAGTATATGAGTCTTTAGATGATGATGATCCTGTTCTTCCATCTATCACTCTTGTAGAACCTGCATTCTTTGCTACAGGTACTATTGTTGGTGGAAGAACTTCTCTGGCTAGAGCAAGAGTTGTTGGATTCAATTCAAGCACTTTGAAATTGAGTATTGTCTACTTGGATGGAACATTCCAGGTTGGTGAAACTGTAACTGGTTTTGACAGCACTGGTGCTGGAATTAGTGCGATTATTAATGATTCTGTTGGTTCAATTGAACTTGGATCAAAAGTAATTACTGATAGATATGAATTACAAACAGGTCAAACTGAGTTTCAATATGGAATTTCTAAACTAGTAAGACAGAAGGGTGTTGCAGCACCTATCAGAAAAATTAAAGTTGTTATTGATTACTATAATCATTCTGCAACAGGAGACTACTTTGGAGGTCAGTCTTATCTGAATACCTCATATAAGGATGTTCCAATCTTTAACGGCAGATTCCTATCAGACTATCTTGATTTTAGACCTGGTGTAAAGAACCTTTATAGTGGTGCTGGTTCTGTGGCATCTCCTGCATATGTTAATTGTTCAACATTAGATTTCAAATCCAGAGTTTATCCAACCTCAGGAACTCCTGGCGCAACATTATTTGATGTTCCTAAGATTGATAGTAACTTCCGCTGCGACTTTAGTTGGTATCTGGCAAGAATTGATAAACTATTCCTCTCTCCAGATGGGGAGTTCAAAATTATTGTAGGTAAGTCTGAGGAGCAACCTTCAGAACCTGATGATTTACAAGAGGGGATGTTGTTGGCAACTCTTCGTCATGCTCCATATGGATTTGAACCTGATGAAGATGTTATCATCACTAAGTCTGAAAATAGAAGATATACAATGAGGGACATTGGTACTCTTGAAACTAGACTTGACCAAGTTGAGTATTATACGTCTCTTAACATGCTTGAGAGTGATACTTTCAATGTAGAAATTACTGATGCTTCTGGTAAGAGTCGTTTGAAGAATGGTTTCATTGTAGATGATTTTAGCGACCACTCCAAGTCTGCTACTGATTCTGTAGACTTCTCAGCATCTTTGGACTTTTCGGACGGAATTGCTAGAGCTTCGCATTACACAACTTCTGTTCCTCTAGAAGTTAGTGATACGTTATCCTTAAATTATCAGAGAACTGGTTCTACTGGCACTGATGATGAAGGTGCAATTATCACCCTTCCTTATGTTGAAGATACTTTAATTGAGCAACCATATGCTTCTCGTGTTGAAAACGTTAACCCTTTCAATGTGTTTGCATATATCGGTAATATTACTCTTGACCCAGCATCAGATGACTGGGTAGATACAAAGCGTCTCCCAACCAAAGTTACTAATATTGAAGGTAACTTCCAAGCAACAAGACAACGGTTAAATGCAACTGGTAGAGGGGGTTTTGGACCCATTCAATGGGGTTCTTGGAGAACAAATTGGTCTGGTACAAGAAGAAGATCAAGAACACAAAACGTCGGCCGTCGTTCTGATTGGGGTAGAGGTCGTGCTACTGACAGAATTACAACTATCCAAACTACAAGAAGACAAACTAGAACAGGAATTAGATCTAGAGTTGTTCCTAGAATTGATAGACAGTCTCTCGGTGATAGTGTTGTTTCTACCACATCTATTAACTGGATGCGTTCTAGAAACGTCCGTATTACTGCGGAAAGAATGAAACCCAGAACAAGATTCTACATCTTCTTTGATAGAAAGATTATTAATGATTATGTAACTCCAAAGGTTATTGAGGTTATTAAAGATCCAGCAGTTGACAACAGAACAAACTCGATTCCATTTGTTCCTGGTGAGACTATTACTGGTCTTAAGAGTAAGTGTAAGTTTAAGTGCCTTAAACCAGATAGTTGGTATAAGGGTTATAACCCGTATGATGATTCAGATCTTCCTACTTCATATTCTTCCAATACAAACTTTGTTAACCATAATGTTTGGGCGCTGGCAATGCGTAATGGTAAGAATGCTAAGTACTATGGAAATATGGAAGTCGGTGAAGTTCTTAGAGGAAAGTCTGGTGCTAAAGCGGTTGTAAAAGACCGTAGACATATTACTGACCGTTTTGGAGCATATAGAGGTAATTTCTTTATTCCAGAACCAATCAAGAACGTCAATCCTCGTTGGAAGACTGGTACAAGAACTCTTCGTATGACATCTCAAGCAGATGATACAAGAATTCCAGGTGCAGTTGCGTCTTCTGGAGAAGTTGAATTTACAGCAGCGGGAACTTTACAGAGAGTTCGCGAAAATGTAGTTGCTGTACGTAATGCTGATATTGTTCGCGACACAGTTACTCAAAGGAGAACTGTTCGGACAACTAGAACAGAGACTCGTCAAGTTGGTTGGTGGGACCCTCTCGCACAATCTTTCATTAATGATATTCCTGGTGGTATATTTGTTACCTCTGTAGAAATTTATTTCTTTGCTACAGATAGCACAATTCCAATCTCCATGCAGATTAGAACAATGGAAAATGGATATCCTACTACTGCGATTCTTCCATTCTCTGATGTTACTATTAATCCAACTGATATTCAAACCTCTGAATCTGCTGCTATTCCTACTAAGTTTACATTTAGAGCACCTGTTTATATTCCACAATCCCAAGAACATTGTTTTGTTCTTTTCTCGGACTCAAATGAATATCAGGTTTGGATCTCTAGAATGGGAGAACTTGAAATTGGTGGAGATAGAACTATTTCTGAGCAACCTTATGCGGGTGTCTTGTTTAAGTCGCAAAACGCAACTACCTGGACTGCTGACCAGTATGAGGATATGAAGTTTAAACTCAATAGAGCAGTATTTGATACTACTGTGAATAGTAGAGTTACATTTAACAATGCTGATTTACTTCCTGGTAATGGTGGATATGCAGAACTTCCTGTAGATTCTATTCAGACCTTCCAACCTCAATTACAGTTGGTAATGAACTCTCAAACATTACCATTTACGATTGGTGCTCGTATCTATCAGAAGACCACACTTGCTGAGGGTACAGTTGTTAAGGTTGAAGATAGTCTTGCAGGAAAACTGGTAACTATTACTGATATTAGTGGAAACTGGGTTGCTGGTTCTTCTACTGGTGGTGCTATTACAAACCGTGTAGTGTCTTCAAAGACAACTGCTACTGTTGTTGTAACTGGTGCATCTGGCGACTTTATTGTTGGTGAAACGGTTACAGGTGACTCTTCTTTAGCACCTACTGGAGAAGTGGTAACTTGGGACAGTGGAACAAATACTTTAACGCTTCGTTATGTATCTATTAATTTTGATGATACAACGCCAGAAACTATCACTGGTTCTCAGTCTGCTAAAACTGCCTCAATTTCTACTACTGTTGCTCCTGTTTATTCTGGAGACGCTGTTGAAACAGGTGCTGTTAGTGATTCATTCCCAAGTACAACCCCAACATATACAACATCTGAAAGAAGACTTCGTGTAATTCACACGAACCATGGTATGCATAGTTTGAGTAATAATGTTTCGATTGCTGGTGTAACGAGTGAAGTAAGTTCTACCCTTCTATCTTCCTCCATCTCAGCAACAGATACTACTATTAATGTGAATGATGCTACTGCTTTCCATACTATTATCAATGGTTCTGCAGTTAGTAGCAGTAATGTTGGTTACATTAGAGTTTATAATACTGGTCCTTCAGGAGAAATTGGTATAGACTTCCCATTAGATTTTGAGGGAGATCCATTTGAAATCATGTCTTATGAAGCAATTAGCAGTGATGGTAAGACTATTACAATTACTGAGAGAGGTCTTGATGGGACAACAGCAGATTCTTTCTCTGATGAGTCTGTCGTAGAGTGTTATAATCTTGATGGCATTCCTCTAACAGAAGTTAACAAAACTCATACTGCTATTTTAAATCCAACTCTTGATACATATGATGTTGCAACAACTTCCATCGCTTCTAGAGGAATCAGATCTGGTGGTGAAGGTGTACAGGCTACGCAAAACGTTCAATATGAGCAATTTGCACCTCAGATTCAGAAGATGCTTCTTCCTGGTACAAATGTTACCGCAAGAGTTAATACTGTTACGGGCACATCAATCAATGATGGTGTTAATCTGAATCAAGCATCCTTCTCAAATACTGGAGAGTTTTACGATATTCTCTTAGATGAGGATAACTACTTCAATACTCCTCAGATTATTTGTTCTAATATTAACGAATCCTCAGAATTGTCTGGTGCAAAGTCGTTTAGAATGGATCTTATACTTACTAGTGAAACCGATAACGTCTCACCAGTTATTGACCTTGATAGATTCTCGTTGCTAACAACAACAAATAGAATCAACAAACCGTCAAACGCCAATGCAGCACTTGTTTCTGTTGGTGATGAGCATGAGGCATGTTACATCACTAAGGTTGCTACTCTAACAAATCCATCGGGTTCTATCAAGTTACTCTTTGCGGCTCAACGCCCACCAGATACTCTGATTAAACCACTATATAGAGTGTTGCCAACTGGTTCTAGCGATCCAATTGAATCTTTCGGTTGGACATATTTCCCAGTAGATGATGCAACAATCCCTGCAACGAACGAAGAAGGATTCTTTGAGGATTATGAATATGAAGTTGCAGGATTAGATTTCCAGCAATATCAGATTAAAGTCCTTCTCATCTCCCAAAACCAGGCAGATGTTCCTCAACTTCAAGACTTTAGAGCAATTGCACTCGCTATCTAATTATGAAAATCCCGATTACAGATGCAGAAGGTTGGTATAAAGATTCCCAGGCTGGTTCTATCGAGTGTGGGAGTACTTCTGAATATCAGAAGTATATGGCAGGTATTCGTGCTGAAGAACGGGATAAAATGAAAATGCAGGCTTTACAAAATGAAGTTTCTGAGTTAAAATCTGATATGAGTGACATCAAATCACTCTTACTAACGTTAGTCCAAACCACTAAAAAAACATCATGACTATTGAACAAGTCCCTCAAACTGATATGCTCACTCAGTTCAAAGAGCGTTTTCAGACATTGATTGCCGAGAATCAACAACTCGCTGCAAAAATTAAAGAGAATGAAACAACTGCTTTGAAATTGCAGGGGGCTATTGAAACACTGGAGTATTACAATCCAGAAACTATGTCAGCACCTCCTGAAGAGGGTGTAGAAGAAGAAACTGCAGTAGAAGCAGCAGAATAACAAAAAGGGGCAACGTCCCCTTTTTTATTACGCATAAATAACTTGGAAGCATAATCTCAATCGAGTTGTCTGTAAACAATGGCAAATAGAATTCAATTAAGACGCGGTGGGGCTCAAGAATGGGCAAACGCGAATCCAACTCTTGCTCAAGGTGAGTTAGGCATTGAACTTGACACTGGTCGTTTTAAAATCGGTGACGGTGTTTCTGCTTGGAATACTCTGAGATATGAACGCCCTGTTGAGTCAACTTCCAACACGGCAAATACTCTTGTGCAGAGAGATAGTGATGGCAACTTCTCTGCGGGTACTATTACTGCAACTCTGATTGGTAACTCTTCTACTGCTGCACGTTTAGCATCTACTAGACAGATTCAGTTATCTCAAGATATTACCGCCTCTGGTGTTTTTGATGGTTCTGCAAACCTGAACCTTAATGCCGAATTAACTCTTGTTTCAACTCTTCCACATTATGATGGAACTGGAACTCCTTCAGCGACATACACTTCTGTTACTGTAGACGCTAAGGGACGTATTATCAATGCTTCAAATCCAACAACTCTTGCTGACTATAACTTAAATGGTACTGTAGAAGGTCAATCTGCACAAGCATATGATCTAGACCTTGCTGCAATTTCTGGTCTGACCACCACTGGTATTATTTCCAGAACTTCTGGTGGTAATGCGGCAACCAGAACTATTACTGGTACTGCAACTAGAATTGCCATTAACGATGGTGCTGGTATTTCGGGCAATCCAACGATTGACCTTATTGTTACTGCTGTTGTCCCTGGTGATTACAATACAGAATCCCTCACATCAGTTTCTGGTGTTGGATCCAACTCAGAACCATTTGGTACAGAGACTGTAAACGCAACGAAATTTACAGTTGATGGTTATGGTCGTCTGACATCCTCAACAAATGTGCCTATCGCTACTGCTACCGAGGGTAGTAAGTATGCTAACTATGATGCAGGCACTGCTTATTCTAGATATGCAATCATTCAGAATGCATCAAAAGTCTACCAAGCGATTGCAGACATCGGTGCTGGTGTTGGTGCTCCTACTCATTCCAGTGGTGATACTGGATCATGGCGTTACCTCGCGGCTGAGGCAACGGAACAGAAGGGACTGGCTAGTTTTGCACAGGAAGATTTCGACGTTGACAGCAACGGGCATGTCACAATCGCCGCACTAGGTGTAGATAATTTACAATTACAAAATAATCGTATTGGTTTCGCTGACGGTAATACCGTAGAAAATTTTGAACTGGATCAGGAACTTACTGCAACCTCTGGATACAGAGGATTCAATTATCTTAACTATATTAAAGTTAATGATACGAGCGGTAATCTACTCGTTGGCGCTAATAATACGGGGGACAGCGGAGCTGGCGAACTTGATGTTAATGTACGGTCGTACTTCTCTGACGCTGATATTACTCTTGACGGCGCTCTTAATCAGACACTGGATAAGACGGGGGATGGTGACCTTACCTTCCAGTTAACTCAAAACTCTGCATCTGCTAGAAACCTCAGCATCCTCTCTACAAATGCTGGGTCTGGTACAAGCACAGTTACAATCACTGCAGAAGATTTAGTTGAAATTAATGCCTCTGAGGGAAGTGGTAAAGTCACTGTAGAAAACGCAAGATTCCAAGCAAACTACATTGCCACAGGTAATGCGACGATGAATCTTGACCCTGGCGATGATCGTGCTGTAACTGGCACCGTTCGTGTCTGGGGTGACCTCCAAGTCGATGGTGTAACAACTACAGTTAATAGCGCCACCTTACAAGTTGATGACCCTATCATTACTCTTGGTGGTGATACTGCACCTACAACTGACGATAATTTAGATCGTGGTATTGAGTTCCGCTATTACGATACTCAAGCACGCTTAGGTTTCTATGGTTGGGATACTAACTACACTGACTTAGCTGGTCATGGTGGTGGTTATAGTTTCCTCCATGCTGCTACAAATAATACTGAAGTCTTTAGTGGTACTGCTTCTGGTATCCTTGCAGGTAACGTAAAACTTACATCTGGCACCAACTCAACTACTAATACAACTGGCGACTTGGTAGTTGCTGGTGGTGTTGGTATTACTCAGGACGTTAACATTGGCGGTTTGCTGGATGTTGATGGTACACTCAGAGCAAATAGCACATCTCGTTTCGATGATACGATGGTGCTCCGTGGTGCTTCTAAGTCACTACAATTCCAGAATGGTGCAGGCACTGTTAAGTCCGAGATTCATACTACTACAGGTAATGCTGAGTTTGGTGGTATTGTAACAGTTACTGGTGCTTGTGATTTTAACAGCACACTGAATGTTGCTAGTTCTGTCCACTTTGAAGCAACTGATGAGCCCACATTTGCATTGAATTCTGGCACTGGTGTTTGGGAAATTCAATCCAATGACTATGGTTCATTCCGATTTGATGGTGGTGGATATATTGCTGGCGACTTTATGTTCGACAGCGACGTTGTTATCAACGGCACAATCCTACAAAAAGAATCTGCTACTGAGGTCTTCAACGAGCAAAACTTCCTGAGAGTTCGTCGTAAGTTTGAATCTGGATCTGTTCAGGTTCTAACCCCTAGTTATGCTTCACATACTACCTCAAACGCTAGAATCTTTGGTGGTGCTGGTATCGGCACTAGTCTCCACATTGGTGGCACATCTGCCAGCGAAGGTCTGTTTATTGGTAAGAAAGTCAATTCCGATACAGTCAAGTTCTCTGTCCTAGGTGCATCTGGTAACACTGATATTGAAGGCACTCTCAATGTTGAGGGTGAAGTTACTATTCAAGATAGTGTAATTATCAATGCTGCCAACGAAGTATTCTCTATTAGAAATGGTTCTGGTGTTGCTAAGTTTGATGTTGATACTGATAACGGCAATACCTTAATTGAAGGGACGTTAAATGTTAATGGCACTGTCGATGTTGATGCAGACTTTGCTGTCAGAAACGGCACGACGGATAAATTCTTCGTTGATAATGTAACTGGCAATACCGATATCCAAGGCACACTGGATGTCAATGGTGCAACTGAGATTACAAATACTCTGGATGTCAGCAATGCTGTCACATTCGACCAGACACTGTTAGTCCAAGGCAACTCTGAGTTTAACGGTACTGTTGATGTTGATGCTAACTTCGCTGTAAGAAGTGGTAGCACGGACAAGATGACCGTTGCCTCGTCTTCAGGTAACATTGCAACTGATGGTACATTAGTTGTCCAAGGTCAAACAACCATTAACGATTCACTGATTGTCGATGCTTCTAATGAAGTCTTCTCCATCAGAAACGGATCTGCTGTTGAGAAGTTTGGTGTTGATGCCGATAACGGTAATACAAATATCGTTGGTACATTAACTGTTGGCGATCCAACTCAAGTTAATGACACTTTTGGTGTCACTGATATCGTAACATTTACAAAAAATACCCAACAAACTCTAACTGGTTCTTATTCTGCAGATGGTGCGTTCCGTCTAACAGGTGGTGTTGGTATTGGTAAGAACCTTGCAGTTAGTGGTGACGCTAGAATTTATGGTGCTACCGAACTTACAGGTGCTCTCGACCTCAATAATAATGCCAATATTTCAGGAACACTCCTACAAGGTGGTGGTGCCACATTCCTTTCTAACGTTGAGATTTTAGCAGGCGTTGGTGGTGCTACTAAGTTCCAGGTAGTTTCTGCAACTGGCAATACTGATATTCGTGGCACTCTAGATATCGGTGGTGATGTAACTGCTGAGTCTGATGTTATTATTACTGGAAATCTGACCGTCAATGGAACAACAACTACTGTTAACTCTACGACAACAACTCTCGACGACCCTATTATTACTCTGGGTGGTGACACAGCACCATCGTCTAACGACGCTAAAGATCGTGGTGTTGAATTCCGTTATTACGACGGCTCTGCGAAAATTGGTTTCTTCGGATACGACAGATCCACCAGCGAATTCGCATTCTTAACAAGTGCAACCAACTCCTCTGAAGTAGTTAGTGGTACAGATGGTCCTCTTCGTGCTGGTAGTCTTAATCTTACTGGCGCTGGAACATCTCTTGACGTTGATGCTAATGCCAATATTGATGGCACCTTGACTGTAGATGGTCAAATCGTCTCTCAAGTTTCTTCTGGTCCTGCACTGGTTATTCCTACAACCAATAAGATTAACAATCTTAACGCAGACTTATTAGATGGTTTAACAACTGCAACCGCTGCAACTGTTTCTACAATTGTCGCTCGTGACTCTTCTGGAGACTTTGCTGCAAATGAGATTACGATGGTAACATCGACAGTTAGTGGAGCAGCAACAGTCGGTACAACTCTTGGAGTTACTGGTGCAACAACTCTGAGTTCTACACTTGGAGTTACTAATGCAACAACACTTAGTAGTACCTTAGCAGTCACTGGTATTACGACTCTTACTGGTCTTCTGAATGCTAATGGTGGCATTGCAGTTGACACTGATAACTTTACTGTTAGTGGAACAACTGGTGCAGTTGCAACAGAAAGCACATTAACTGTTGGCAGCACTTCTGATTTTACAGGTGCTATTACAGCGAGTGGCGGAGTTATTGGTGATATCACTGGTAATTTGGTTGCTGCTATTTCTACTGGTAAGACCTTTAACCCAGAAACCGATAGTACCTATAACTTAGGTGCTAGTACACTAAGGTGGGCAACTGCATATGTAGATTCACTCAACGCTGGCACAGCTATTACAACTGCTGGAACTCTATCTGTAACCAGCACTTCTAGTTTCACTGGTGAGATTAGTGCTAATGGTGGCATTGCTCTTGGTGATACCGACAAGGCAACATTCGGTAATGATGACGACATGCAGATCTACTGGAGTGGGTCTCAAAATAGAATTGATACTACTGGTCCATTACAGATTAGAAATAGTAATGCCGCTGGTATTTCTTTATATGATGAAGATAATACCAACTTTATGTTTAAAGCGTTGCCTCTTGGTGCAATCGAACTTTATCATGATGGCACTAAGACATTTGAAACAACTGCAACAGGTGCAACCCTTACAGGTGTTCTAATTGCAACATCTCTAACTGGTAATGTTACAGGCGATGTAACTGGTACGGTTTCTAGTATCGCAAACCATAGTACTACTAATCTTACAGAGGGAACCAACCTTTATTACACTGATGAGCGTGTTGATGACAGAATTGACGCACTGCTTGTTGCTAGCACAGGCATCACTAAGGTATATGATGACACTGCAGGCACCTATACACTCTCTGTAACGCAGTCAGACGTTAATACCGACAATGTAACCGAAGGTTCCACAAACCTCTTCACAACCGCTGCTAGGACCCGTACACACTTCACATATGGTGCAGGTATTGAACTTAGCGGTGCAGGTGCTCTGAGTGTCACTCAGGCAGACATCAATACTGATAATGTAACTGAAGGTTCTACTAATATCTTCTACACTGAGGCACGATTTGATACAAGTTTTAATACTAAAGATACTGCCGATCTTCCTGAAGGTACTAACCAGTATTACACTGAGGCAAGGGTTCAAGATAAACTTGATAATGCCTTTGCTCAACTTAGTGCAATGCTCAACAACCTTGCAACCTCTACCACTCTGACATTGAATCTTTCTGGTGACCCCACACCTGGTGAAGTTGTTACCATGTCGATTGCAAATAATGGAGGTGGTGGATTCACAGGAGCTTCAGGACTCCCAAATGGAACTATAACTGGACTGGCAACTACTGGTGGTAGTGGTACTGGTTTAACTGTTAATGCTGTAATTTCAAGTAATGTTATCACTAATGCTAGTGTTAATGTTGGTGGTGGTAATTATCTCAATGGTGAGACAGTAACAATCGTTAACCCCAATGCTGGTGAAGTATTATCACTGAACCTAGCATCTCTTGCAGGAGGTTCTGGTTATGCAACTGGAACTGCTCTTGCAACAACTGGTAATGGTACTGATTTAACTGTCGATATCACTGCCTCTGCTGGTGCAATCACCAATGTTACTATCAACGACGGTGGTATTGGATATAGTATCGGTGACACAATCACTATTGTTCAGGCAGGTGGAGCAGGTGGTACTGTTGATGTAGCAACTGTTGCTACTGATGCTACTCTCACTCTTACCGACGTTACTACAATGGAAATTGGTGCAACTGTGACAGGTGCTACCACTGGCACTACAGGAATTATTACTGCTATTGGTTCTACTGCTATCACCGTAGATAATGTTGACGGATTCTTTAAAGTTGGAGAAGTCGTTAGTGCTAATGATGTTCAATCACTTGTTGTCGATTCATTCGCTTAATAAAATATGTCTGCCACAAAACCCGCTTCTAAAACAGAACTAAAAAACTATGCTCTTCGTAGATTAGGTTTTCCTGCAATTGACATCAACGTGTGTGATGAGCAACTGGATGATCTGATTGAAGAAGCAATTGATTATTTTCAAGAATATTCATATAACGGTAGTTATAAAGCATTCATCAAGATTGAAGTAACTGATGCAATTAAGACTGCTGCACAAACAGGCAGTGCTTTAGGTTCTACTGATTGGACAGAAGGGAATGAATATGTATCACTTCCTCCTGGAGTGTTAGCAGTTAATCATGCCTACACTCAAATTGGTGCTGCTAGTGTAACTCCTGGTAATATTTTTAATATTAAGTATCAGATTTTCTTGAATGACATCTATGCAATGACGCATGGACATATTCTACATTACTTCATGACCTCTCAGTATCTTGAGACTCTTGATTTTATTACTAACTCGGATAGAAATCGCAGAGTCAGATTTAATGAATATCAAGGAAGACTTTACCTGGATTTTAATTGGGCAACTCTTCAATCAGGTGACAAGATGGTAGTGGAAGTTTTGATGCGTCAAGACCCTGATACTTATACTGGGATGTATAATGATGCTTGGTTGAAAGATTATGTTGAGGCATTATTCCAACAGCAATGGGGTCGCAACCTGAGTAAGTATGATGGTATTCAAATGCTTGGTGGTGTGACTTTGAATGGTCGTCAGATTCTTGAGGACGCAAGTCAGTTCAAGAAAGACCTTGAAGAAACTATTCGTAGCACATACGAACTCCCTCCAATGGACTTAATAGGTTGATATGACTTATAGAAACGATCCCGCAGAAAATTGCATTCAGTCGGACTATACTAGTAGTTGCCGACTAAATCTAAACGGTTCTTCCCAGGAACAAATGTTCATGGGCAATCTGATCATTGAGAGTATTGAACTCTATGGTCAGGATATCTATTATCTGCCTAGAACGTATGTCAATAAAGACACGATTTTTCAAGAAGTAGAAAGTAGCAATTTTACACAGGCACTTGCTATCAGAGCATATGTTAATAATGTAGACGGATGGGAAGGTCAAGGAGAACTTCTGAGTAAGTTTGGTGTTCGTATTGAAGACAAGACTACCTTTATCTTTTCTAGAACTAAGTTTACCGAGAAAGTAGATGATAATGCAGTATTGAATGTGGAGGGTCGTCCTAATGAGGGTGACCTTATTTGGTTTCCAACAACAAAACATTTATTTGAGATTAAGTTTGTAGAAGCAGAAAGACCTTTCTATCAGTTAGGTAAGGGTTATGTCTGGGAATGCCAGTGCGAACTCTTTGAGTATAGTGACGAACAACTTGATACAGGTGTTGCAGCAATTGATGCTATCGAAACGGCATTTGCCAATTCTATTAAGTTGGTTATGGATGCTGGCGGTTCAGGAGACTTCACAGTTGGTGAAGAAATTGTCGGTGATCTATATCTTGCTGCAGCAACAGCAGCAATCACTGGGGACGCAGTAAGTTCCTTTACAATTACTGATGGTGGTGAGCATTATAAATCAGCATTGCCACCTACAGTTACTATTACAGGAGGTGGTGGAAGTGGAGCAACAGGAACAGCGGTGGTTTCGGCTACAGGGATTGTTACTGGCATTACTGTCACAGCTGGTGGTACTGGTTATACTAGTGCCCCATCTGTTGCGATTGACTACTCACCAAAAGACTCTAGAGCAGAAGTCAAGTCCTGGAATAGTTCTTCAAGAGAACTCCAAGTCATCAATAGAACAGGAACCTTCAATACTTCAGAAACAATTAAGGGAATAACATCAGGTGCTCTCTGGAGTCCTGAATCTTATAACACTCTAAATAATACTAATACCGCTGATAGCATTGACCAGAACTATAGTTTTGAAACTGCTGATGACGATATTATAGATTTTACTGAAGGTAATCCCTTCGGTTCTATTGGATCCACCACTGATACTACAATCTGATGTTAGGCACATATTCATATCACGAGATTTTTAGAAAGACTATTGTAGCGTTCGGTACGTTGTTCAACAATATTGAACTTCGTCGCTCTACTGAAGTGATGAAAGTGCCTCTGGCATATGGTCCAAAACAAAAGTTTTTAGCACGTCTCGATCAAAATCCTGACCCTACAAACAAAAGAACTCAGATTACTCTTCCTAGAATCTCTTTTGAGATTAATGGTATTACCTACGACAATGCTAGAAAGGTATCTCCAACTCAAAAAATTAAGATTGCAAAGGACGGTGATGCAAATAAAAATGTATTCATGCCTGTTCCTTACAATTTATCATTTGAGTTAGCAATCATTTCTAAAAATCAAGAAGATGGACTACAAATTTTAGAACAGATTCTTCCATATTTTCAACCACATTTTAATCTGTCAGTTAAACTGCTTCCTGATATTAATGAAACTAAGGATGTTCCTGTTATCCTGACTAATGTTGATTATGAAGATGACTATGAGGGAGATTTTGCTACTCGTAGAGCAATCACTTATACTCTACAATTTACGGTAAAGACTTATCTATACGGTCCTGTTACCGAGTCCAAGATTATCAAAAAGGCAATCACGGATATGTACACAAGTATCGATACTTCTTCTGCACCTAGAGAAGTTCGATATACAATTCAACCAGATCCGTTAGATGCTGATGCTGATGACGATTTTGGATTTGGTATTGTTGATGAAGACTTTACCGATAACAAGAAACGTAATCCCGTAAGCGGAGCGGATGAGGTTATTTAATTATGGCAAATCCTTTTGATGGACTAAATGATGCTTTTGGAGCAGAACCTTCTGAACTTGAAAAACATGTTGAAAAGGTAAAACCAGAACTGAAAAAAACTGATACTCCTGATGTGAGGCAGGATTATGAGTATTCTCGTGCTCAACTTCACAACTTAGTAATGAAAGGTCAGGAGGCAGTAGATGGCATACTTGATGTGGCACGAGCGTCAGATCATCCTCGTGCTTATGAAGTTGCAGGTCAACTTATTAAACATGTAGCAGACACTGCTGACAAACTCATTGACTTACAAAAGAAAATGAAGGATTTAGATGCAGAGGATAAAAAGTCGGGCCCGTCTACTGTTAATAACACGATGTTTATTGGCAGTACTGCGGACTTACAAAAGATGTTAAAGAAGCAAAAGGAGATAAATAATACTGACACGAACTAACATGACATGACAGTATTAAATGTTTTAAGCACAAATGCAATTGCTGCTGATGCTACCGAGTATCAAGTTGTACAGACTGGATACTATCGCGTGGTTGCAACTGCAGGTGATGCCACAGTCGCATTCAATGGTGGTCCCGCAATCACTCTGATTCAAGATCAAGCACTTCTACTAAAGGGTGGCAAACCTGGTCAAGCAAGAATTGTAAAAGGCGTAGATGATTCGACTGCAGATTATCAACTCGGAACTAATCTTGGTGAGTTGTCAAACACTCATCCATTCTCAGTAGATGACTTCATTGCTGTAGAGGATGATAGCACATCTCCTGCAATCAATGCTGCTTTCTTGTCAGCAGGAACAGCAGGTAAGAAAGTTACTGCTGCAACAGGAAATACAATCAGCACTGATATTGACTCTTCTGCTGCATCTGCCGATTACACCTATGCTTACAGCGGACCTCAGGCAGTTGTTAAGCGTTGCGTAAGTATTGCTGCAACTGGCAATGCAATTGTTGTTGAAGAAGTACAAGTTGTAGGCGGTTGATATGGCACAAGGTTTTGCATCAGATGTTCCACCTGCCCTTAATGGCACCGCTAAGAAATATATTAGGGGTATGATGAAGGGTAAGAATAGGTGGAATAAACTCTATGGAAATCGTTCCAAAGAGGTGATGCATAAAACTGCAAACAAAATGGCTATGGGAGAGATGTCTAAAATGCCGCCAACATACAAAGATGTATTTGGAGAAGCAAACAAGTCTGGAGATAATTCTCTTCGTGACTGGTTTGGTAAGAGTAAATCATCTGATGGAACACCTGGTTGGGTACAACTTGGTGGTAAGTATGCAGGAAAACCTTGTGCAAAACAACCTGGTCAGACTACTAAACCCAAATGCGGGTCTAGTAAGATGAAGAGAAACCTAAATAAAGGCGAAGAGGATGCAGCATTTCGTCGCAAGAATGCTAAAGACCCAAATCCAGATAGAAAAGGGAAGGCAATCAACGTGAAGACAGAAGATCTAGACCTTAAAAAAATGTCTAAAGAACTGGATGGTGCATCTAAGATGCATAAAGGTCAGTCCGAACGTATTAAAAAGCATCTTAAAAAAATGAATGTTGCCGAACGTGCTGACATGTGGCATCCAGATCCTGAGAAGGATAAGAAACTGGGTGGACCTGGTGCTAATGCTCGTGCCCGTGAAGATGGTGCTGCCGCTTCTAAACCAAAGGCAGACCCTAAGAAACTGAAACCAGGTGAGTCCTACATGGACTA